TGGGGGGTGGGGGCTGGGTTAATTCCTGTTTCCCATGATAGGCTATGCACTTTAGTTGTTTTATTTCCTCAATGCTTTTGCATTGAATGAACTCAAAAGCTTCTCCTACATTGCAATAGTCTGAATATATAAGGCAAACAGGGAAATTGAACGCAAACTGACCGCCAGTAATTATGATATTCTCGGGATATTTCTGCCTTACCTTTCTCAGGTATGGAATTGAATCAAGCGTTGTGACAGATACAAGAATGATAGTGTCCCCATCTATTTTATCCTCAGGGATCAATTCGTGCCTGTTGATCTTCAGCAGATGCTCCAACATCTGGAAGGTATAATACCCAACTCCGATAGATTCCTGAGCCTTGTCTTTAGGGAATAGGTTTACAAGATGATATTTCATTTCCTTAGTTGTTCGTGATTATGCCATATTGCCTCTGTTACCGTCATCCCGACAAGGCACTGAGGATCATAATTAACCGGGACATCTGTTTGAATTAAGAGCATCCTTAATCCCGATTCCATAGTAACCCATATCCGGTTATTTTTTACGGCTACTTTTTTTATCCTGTTTACTGTTTGTTGGCTCATTTGTGTCATTGTTTAATATTTCCTGCATATGATCGAATGCCATTTTATATACATTGTTGAAATAGTCTTGCAGATGATCTTCGCCCCTGCGGGTTATCTCTACTATTCCGTTAAGCCATTCCTTTGCCTCCGATTCAGGAACGTCAATCTTCCTCTGAACTAGATTAAGGGAGATAAATACCATAGCTTTTACGTCGTGGTATTTGTTTGAAGTATGCGTAACTGTTTCTATGGGATTTCCAAGTACGGCTGGAGTATCTAAGACAAATGGCAAATTCCATTGTTCCAGCCCAGGAACGTCATTCCATTCTGCCAACAGTATGTCTTTATCCCAAGTACCTGAAAGGGAATTAGCTGTTATATTTGCTTTTTCACATTGTTCGGCAGTCCAGCGTACCTGACGGTATTGTATCCTCATTCCCTGCCATACTACATATCCCCAAGCAACAGTACCTTGATCATCGGGTTCGCTGTATGATTCAGTTATTACTATTTCGCATTCATTGAAGTTGATTATCTTGCTTCGCTGGTTGCCTCCAATTATTTCGTCAGAATTAAGATCGTGAACGATCATTGAGATATCGCCAAGCTCTAGCAGATTGTCTTTTATCATCTGCATTTCCTGAGTTGTGATCTTCCGGGGGTTTTTGTGATATTCTTTTGCCATAATTTTAATGAGTTATTTTTATCAAATTTTAGTTCTGCTGCATTTTCTCTGCAAAGGTATATAAAGATACCATCCTAGTTTTATCTTCGCCCACAAGCCTCCGTTTGGCTTCAGGGAGGGTAATACTATATTGCAGTAAAGTTCCCGGTATTTGTGCCGGGAACCTGAATCTGTTTGTTCTTTTACTTGTTAACATTATCGGCTAGTATGGAGGTTCGCCTCTTAATATGTCATCCGGGATCTCCGACAACTCTTTTGCTTTTGGTTGCGGGGCGTCCTTCGGGGCTGTCGTGGTTGCAGCTTTTGGGGACTGAATAGCTTTGGCAAAGCCAACCACTTCCGTAATATACTTCGTTTCTCCGTCTTTTGTTTCGTAGCTCCGGGTCCTTATGCCTCCCTCAACATATGCCCAATCTCCCTTTTTGAGATTCTTTTTAAGTGTATCTGCCGAAGCTCCCCACACTACAATATTGTGCCATTCGGTTACTTGTCGCCATCCCGTAGGCTCTGTTTCATCTTTGTAATTCTCCCAAGTCGCAAGTGAGAATCTTACCACTTTCTTGCCACTTTGCGTTTCGTGGAGTTCGGGTTCTTTCCCTGTTCTCCCAACTAAAATAACTTTGTTTATCATCTTTGTAGTTTTAAAATTATTACTTGCCCGGATCATTAAGCCCCGGAGCTGGCTTGTTGTAAAATTGATCTATTTCCTCAGCTTCAATTTGAGCTGTCGTTTGATTGATTTTAGTTATGAAGCCTTCCATTTTTTCATTATAGAAATCTTCAAATGCTTTGTTCCCGGGGCATTTCTGCCAATAGCGATATAAAGCTCCCCGCATTAATTCCGACTTACTTTTCCCTTCCTCATTAATCCCTATCTTGCGATTCCTCATTACGTTCTCAACTTCTTCTTTTAGCTTATCCCTTGAGAAAGTTATCCAGCCTTCATTACCGTTATCCTGCTCAATTGACAGCTTAGTATCATCCGTCATCCCTTCTTTTTTCACGAAGAATACCAGCCGATAGCCCGTAATGAACTCTTTTATTCCTCTTAACATAGCCTGTGTGATTATCATAGCAATTAGCTTTTAAGTTTACGTTTGTGAATTTCTGATAAATAAGCCTGAGTATATTTGTTGTTAATCTTATGCGCTACGTTATGATGCTCCCGACATAAAGCTATTAAATTCTCTATAACATCTTTCCCTTTTCCCCTTCCTGTGATATGATGAATGTCAACAGCTCTCGCACCGCAAATCTCACAAGGTATCATATCTTGCTCCCCATAATCAAAATACCGAAAATATACTTTAGTGTGTTTCTGCATTATTCTTCAAATACTATCTGCTGCTGAGCCTGTTTGTCTTTGAAAGTGTACAGGTATGCCTCTGTTTGAATTATCAGGCAAAGATCCTGTAACTTCCCCTCAAATCCGAATGATTCTCCTTCAAACCTTATCCGGGGAGAGTTAATCGCAATCTTGGAACCGTTCTTGCAAAGATATGTCCCGGTTATGATAACTCCCTTGTTGGAATCATAGCCCGATATTGCAATCCCCGTTACTGTGATCTTTGTCTTTTCTCCCTTGATGTGATCTTCAATAGCTTTTTCAAGCTCGGCAAATTCAGCTTCCTTTTTGAATTTCCCTTTGAATCCAGCAATTAACTTTTCGCTGTGTATCGTTTCTTTTCCGACTGCCCGGATCAAATAATCTTTTAGCGATTCTATTGCTATTAAAAGATCAGGGTGAGGAAACGTCACGGTTTCTTTTGTGTAACGATCTGTTACCGTAGCCCCGGCATCTTCCCGAAGTACATTGAACTCAATATCAACCCCGGAACCGCCCTTCAGAACTTTTATCTTCTGAAGCTCAAATTGTGATTCTGCACATCCATTCATCTGTTTTGATTTTTAGTTATTACTATTTCTATCTTACAAAAGTATAATATATTTTATTACACTCAAAATATTTCTTCATATCTCAGTTCCGGGTTCCGGCACTATTATCCCAAACTGCTCGGCACAAAGCCTGACAGCCCAATCTATTAATTGCCTCATTTGTTCTTTTGAAAGCTTTTCATCTATGTCGAGATCTGCCGTTGCTGGACACATTCTGATTGCCATTTCTTTCGTATCTGATAAGCTCATATCACTCCCCGTCTCATAAAACCCCTTTTGCAGACAGGGAAGAACCGCTTTTTTGAAATATACCTCCTGAAGCATTGTCCCATCTTCAGGCAATACTTCAACTTTTATTATAATTCGTTTATTTCTATTACGTTTTATTAGGTCGTAATATTCTGCTGTGAAAACAGCTTTTAAAGCTCCTTTCTCAGTTATTGATCCAAATATAGTTACCTCACTCATCGCCTTGAAAGTTTAATGTGTTTACTATCGAAACGGGAAGCCTTTTCAAAACCCATTCAGGCTCCCTTTGACATTTTAATCCAATGAATTCCATTATCAGAAGTGCATCAGAATTTGTTAGGGTTACTTTAATCTCCGGGAAGTGACGTTGAGCCACTTCTTTCAGCCTTCTTTTCCTGTCGCTGTATTCCTCTTTGCCCGTAACCCGGAGATTTAGATACGACTGCCATTGAATAGGATATATCTGAATAAATGGGATCTTGACAATTCTTAAAACAGTTGTTATCTCGTTGAGATTTCTTGTCATCTTTTCAATCCCAAAAGCCTTCCCTTGAGCTGCATCACTTCTCCATAAACTTACCCTCTCCACGCAGGCAATCGGGCATTCTGAAATATCTTTCAGGTAGTTTATATATCTATCGAGTTCCTCAACTGAATCAGGCATCAAAACAGTTTTTGCTGATCGCCCGGAAGAAATATGAGCTATTGCTCCCCCTTTCCCGGCATCAATTCCAATATATCTATCAAATTTCATATCAGTATGGTAATTCTTTTTGTGCTTTTGATTCTGTAAATTCTTCGGGATTGTATTGTGTTTCAACCTCCCCGAAGTAATCTTCATCAGTAGCTATTCCCCATTGCATACAGTCATGACTAACCCGGATATTAAGTATTCCCAGCCTTCCGTTTCTGTTTTTGGCAATATCTATCCTTGCCATTTCAGAAAGATCTCGCCCCTTATCATCGTGGTCTATTCCGATAACTTTATATCTTACCGGGAATATTACAATATCAGCATCCTGCTCTATTTCTCCTGAGTTTCTTAGGTCTGATAGTTTTGGGAGCTGAGAGGCTCTCATCTCAGTTGATCTGTTAAGCTGAGCCAATGCTATAACTGCAACTTCACATTCCTTTGCTACTGATTTGAACATCTTTGAAATTGAACCGTACTTTTCACTCATATTGTCTTTTGATTCGTCGCCAGTAAATAAACTCAGATAGTCGCAAATCACTAATTCAATCCCGTATTTCTTCTTAGCCTTTCTGACCTTAGAACGGAACTCGTAAATATTCATATGCGGAGAATCGTCAATCCATAGCGGAACATTACGGTTGCTGTTAAGGGATGATTCTATTTTATGCCAATCTATATTCCTCCCTTGCTTGATATCATAGGTATCAGCCCCGGTTTCTGTCGATAGATACCGTTCCCCTAATTGTATGTCTGTCATTTCTAGGCTGAATAGTAATGCGGGATGCTCCATTTGTGCAGCCACCTTCGCAAATTGTATTCCTAAAGCACTCTTCCCCATTGAAGGTCTTGAAGCTATGATTATCAGATCTCCCGGCTGCCATCCCAAAGTAATTCTGTCTAATTCAGTGATACCGGAAGGAATCCCGACAAGCCTTGCTTCGCTTTTCTCCCTTTTTGCTATCAGGTCTGCGATCGTATTTAAAAGAAATCCTATGCTTTTCGCTTCTTTACTGTCTGTCATCCCTCCTAAATCGTACAGCTCTTTTTCTGCATATTCTATCAGGTCTTTAACATCTAGGTATGGATCAAAGCCCCGTTTCTCAAGCTCGGAGCCTATCCGTATCATTTCACGCTGTATGTATTTTTGCTTTACTATCAGACAATGCTCCCGGATATTCGCCGAACTTATAATTTTAGACGTTAATTTATTCAGGTACATTAATCCACCTATCGCATCTAGCGTTCCGCAATCCCTGAGATATGTGTAAAGCGTTATTGAATCAACCGTGTTTTTAGCTTTATACAATACTTCCACAGCTTCAAATATTGATTTGTGCCTTTCCATATAAAACATCTTACCCGAAAGAATCTGAAACACTTCATCAAGACAGGCTGAATCCAGTATCATAGCTCCCAACACCGCTTCTTCAATTTCAATAGCCTGAGGTGGAACTTTCCCCAAACTATCGCTTGTATCTGTTCTTTTCATCGTTCAG